CGGTGTAAGCTAAATCAGTCATTTTAAATCCTCCGTTATCTTTCTACCCCTACGGGGCGTTAAGGATATGAGGGGCACTTTCGCACCCCTCTGGGTTGGGGGGTTAGGGGTTACGCTGTTTCCAGCACGTTATCCAGATTGCCAAATACTTCTTCAGCTACTTCAACAACAAGTATCGGTTGAAATTTTCCAGTTGTACCGGAAACAATTTGAACTACAACTTCATTTCCGGGCTGAAGCTCACCGTAGGGATGAGGTTTACAGTTCGTGCCATCCCAATATCCACCGGCAGTCCGACAAGTCGCAGCGGTTGTAAGCAGATCAGCAGCAGTTTTGCCCATATCGTCCTGAGCGGCTTTGTCATACACCATCGTGCCTACCGCCGTGGTATCTGGGAGGGTAATGCTTGCAATGGTTGCGTCTGTTCGATCTGAACCATCTGAACCGGCAGTCTGCCGTCGGTCAAATGCAACAACAGCATCCCCGCTAATAATGGTAGTAACCGTACAGCCAGCATAAAGGACGTTGCATTTAAACGGAATATTATACAACGCTTTGTCTCCGGTTGCGTCAATATCCAATCCTGTTTTTTCTAATGTAGCATCATCATACCTCGGGGTTAATATTACTTTTTGTCCTATCATTTTGTTTCTCCTTCAGAGCGTTACCCGCCCTTAGTTATGCCGAATATCGGTCAACCCGGTATTCGAGGTTATTACGCTGAAGTTATCCTGATTATTTTTGCCTTGCCGTCATCGGCTGAGGCCCACACACTTCCGTAGACATAAATTCCCCGCCAGGCCACCGCTTTTGACCTTCCGAAATCGTCCTGATAATTCGGGTTAGCGTAAAGCTGGGGACTTTCGGCCTCTGCATATCCAACAGCCTCATCACCGAAAACAATGGCTTCGCCAAGAACCGTTGACGCACCCGCCGTATTGGAAATTGCGGCTTCTCGATCTACCTGGATGCACCTGATGTTTTCGGCCTTGCCAACTTCACCCTTGAAAAACAGGTCGCCCTTCTGAAGATACAGGTGAACATTCTGCCACAGAGTATCTTGTTTCAAACCTCTCAGGGTTTTCCGGCATGACAGCATGATATAATCATCACCCTCAAACGGCTGGGTATGGATGTTACCAGCGATATAGTCAGCCAGCACGCCCATGTGATCAAAGGTAAGGTTTGCTGTCGCCGTACTTGACGGGGTTCCGTCTGTATCGAAAGTACCCCCTGTCAATGAAGTTGGAATGAAACAAATCTTCACATCAGTGTGTTTGAAAGCAGCGGCGGCGGTTGTGTCAAGCGCCCTTTCCATCTGTCTCATCAAAGCCTTCTGCAAATAATCGGAAGGTTTGAATTTGGAAAGCTGCTCGGCCAGGTTTTTGTATTCAACACCCCGGCCCCACTCAACCAGCGTAACCGTTCGGTTTCCAAGATTCAATTTATCAATCGGAATCCTGGTGTCTTCTGAAAGTTGGGTAGTCGTGGGGTCGTCCAGTTCTTCAAGGTGCATAATGTTAATGGTTTCGCCCTTGCCCTTGACGGTATTCCCAACGCCGGGAAATGGCCTTGTAAATGGAACTATCTTACAGGCTCCCAACGATGTCAGTAAAAGTTCGTTGCTCATAAAATGATTTTTGAAAACGCCAATGTCGGCATCATACGTCCAATTATGTGCGGTCATAAGACCTCCTTATATTCTACGCTCGATCCTTGAAAGTCCTTCGGTAATGGACAGCGGCACCACATCTTGAAGATTGGTTTTTCGCGGAATCGTTACCCCTTTTTCAAGAACCTTATTTTTATTCTGAGCAGCCTTGCTTTTTTCGCTCAAAAGTTTTTGTTGATTGACAATTCTTTCCTTGTCTTTCAGTCTCTTGCCTTTTACTTCGTTGATCACCCAATCAATTTTTTCTTCAGGAGTTTCACCGACAGGTTCGGATTTTGCGACAGTGGCCCAAAACAGATCGTAATCCACGGTTGAAATTTGTTTTCCATCATCATCAATGAAATCCATATCCAACCCGGCTTTCTTGGCCAAAGTATTTGCCTGGTTCATAAGATTCTTGTTTGAATCTTCTTCAGCCTGTTTTGCCTTTAATGCAGTATCGCGTTCTTGTTCCCGAATCGAATAACCCTCACCAAGACCTCTTGCCCAAATGTCAGCAAGCTGTTCTCTGTAAGTGTCATCAGACACGTCAAGCTCGTCTATCTTTGAAAGCATGTCTACAAATACGTTCTTGAGGGTTTTCTCCTGTTCTTCGTCGATTTCACCGGCTTTAGCTGCCTGAGAAGTTTCCTTTCTTATGGCCTCAATTTCTTCTTTTAAATTTTTGGCCTCTGCGGTAGCCTCGTGCATTTTTCTTTTGGCTTCTTTTGCACCCTTTTCGGCTTCTTCTTGAGATTTGTATTGAAACTTTTCGGATTCTATCCGTTCATTCTCAAGCCGTTCCGCTTCCAACCGTTCTTCTTCTTCTTTACGATTCTGCTCCTCTTCGGCTTCTTTCTCGGCTTTCTCTTCGGCTTCAAGTTCGGCTTTTTCATTCGCCTCTTTTTCAGCTTCTTCATCAGCAAGTTTTTGAGCCTCAATCTCTGCTTCTTCTTCAAGGCGTTTTTCTTCGGCTTCTTCTGCGGGGGTTTTATCCGAGTCCGCATTGCCTGTATAAACCGATTCTTCCCTGAGCTTAACTTGAGCCTCTTCTACCGATAAAAGTTTTTCTTGGGTGTCCGGCATTTCATTCTCCTTTCGGATGGCTTGGAAGAGTCCGTTTCTCCGATAAAACGGGTTCCTTTATATCTCCGGGGAATCTTTTCAGGCCCGAAGATTAAAAATTGACAAGACCTTTCGCTCTGTCTTCCACGATTTTCTTGCCAATACTCACGCTGTATTTAATTGTGCTGAGTAATTTCTCATATGTCTGGCATTCCGGGTCTATGGAAATAAGCTGATTTATCCTCTCAATATAAAGAGTTATGAGTTGCTCAACCAAAACGCCTTTATCCCCGGATAATTCATTAACAAGCGATTGACTTCGTTCAGTCAATTTTCTGATTCTGCGCTTTGCCAGGGCTTCTCTTTCGACCTCAACGGGTCTACCGGATGCAATGTCTACATCGTGCCCCGGTGTGCTTAATGGGTTATGCGGCATTCTTTTCCTTATTTCCGTCTTTGCTAAGTTCGGTCACGAGTTTAACGTCAAGGTTCTGTTTGTCCTTGTCCAACTTGGACATTTTTTCATCATGCAGTTGTCTTTTCTGATCCGCTTCTTCCTGTATGGCTTTGGCCTGTTCCTGAGCTACCATGTCCTGACGTTGACGCTCTGCATCATCAATATCCTTGGCTTCATTTTCATCAACCACAATGCCTTCGTCTTTAATGTTGATTCTTTCCTCGATGGATTTAATCACGGCATACGGTTTTATGTATTTTGCCATGGGATGCCCTTCGCTCATCAATGGAACGATAACCTCCCTGATGTTACGCATGGTTTCATTGTCTTTTAGGATTGCTGATAAACCGCTTACGTGAAAACTTCCGTTCAATTGGGGCAGGCTAATCCCGGTAGGACTTTCTTCGTCTATGAATTGTTGAGCAGTTTCTTCGTCAAATCTCTCCGCTATGTCTTCAATGCCTGCATTAATAACAACGGTTTCCATACCGGCCTTAATTGCTTCTCTTGCGCCGTACTCGATGTTCTCACCCATAAGACCAAACACACCCATGGATTGTTCCAAATGCTGGGCAGCTTCCCTGGCCGTGATTTCTCGCTTTTCTACCTGGCCTTTAAGGGCATGGGTTACGAAGGTTCCGCTGTCGAATAGTTCTTCATAATATTTCGCAACAGACAAAACATCAGCGGTCCTTGCCTTTCTCTCTACGGTTCTAACCACTTGATTGCCCTGCATTGAACCTCTGGTGAGCCAATTTTTACCCGGATACGAATCTATGTCGTCTGTATCTACCAAGGCAGTCAACTCGGTTTCTGTCATTGGATTTACAACCCAGTTCAGGTTGTCGTTATAAAGACACAAAACCGAGCAAATGAACGCCCATAACGATCTTATTCCATGCAAAAGACCTCTGCCCTCATACGAAAGAAAATCAGGAATCGGGCTAAAGGAAATTCCCGGCCATCGTAATGTGCTGTATGGTGTAATTCTGGGGGGTTCTATTACAACGCTGTTTGAAAAAGTGTAGGTCGAGTTGGGAAGTAACATATTCCCTTTGTTGTCGAGAATCGTTCCCCAAAACTCTGACACAAGGGGAGCCTTGCGAAATTTTGATCTCTGGTAAATCTTGTTTTTGCGCTTTGCTATTTCTTCTTTGGTTAGGTTTTCATCCTTTGGGGTTGCGCTGCTTTCCCCTATTTTATCTACCCTGCTATATTTTCCTGTTTTCTCAAG